GAGGGTGGAGCCTTCACGACCATGACTATTGCCCCAAGGGGAGAGAACGGTCCACCAAGAAGCGGTAACCCTGTTCCTGCGTCAGACGCAATCCCTGACGATATCCCCTTTTAATGAAGTACCGTAAAGCCATAACGCGCCCCGCATACCCCAATTGTTGCAAGTGTATGCGGGAGGGAGTCTTGTACAACAGGCTTCGCCATTACTGCAAAATGCACTGGCCTGGACCACTCCCAACAAATCCCTTGAAAAAGGTGAACTAAGAGGTATACTGGTCGCCATGACAAACACACTGAAAGAAGATGTCACCCTTTTTGAAAACTATTTGGCTAACAACCTAATGGGAGAAGGGTGTGCCCTAGGCATAAGTGGAACCTCACGGATACTCGTGGAGGCACTCTTTAGTCAAGCAAATATGACGCCGCCAGTCCTCGCTGGGCTCGTAGCCGATATTGCTGACGAACAATCGTTGGATCTCGACGCTGCGGTCGAGGTGTGCGCCAATGAAATCTACGCAACTTTAGACAAAATAGGCGAGTAAATGAACCTGTTTGATTACGCCGAGTCCGAGCGCAGGAAAGAAGAGGGAATCAAAAAGGTTTCCTCTGGCTCCTCCGCAACTTGGACTGAAAGAGCCCTGGAAATGATTCGGGGGAAGGGGATTGGTGCCCGAATGACTGCGGAGACCCTTAGGGCTTGGCTGGGAGAAGATCCTCCACACCCAAACGCCATCGGCGCCGCCTTCAATACAGCCGCCAAGCAGGGGCTCGTGGAGAAAACAGGTCTCTGGGTGAAGGCAACTCGCCCTGAAGCTCATAGCAGAGAATTACGAGAATGGCTTCGCATCCCCCCCCGAAACACTTAAACTTAAGGGACCAAGTGGGCTTTGGTTAGGATCGTCCACAATTGGTTCTCTTTGTTTGCCCTCGGCCTTTTCCATTAGAGGTCGGGGGTTTTTTCTTTGTCAACATTGACTAATAGGTAAAAAGTTGGCACATTAGGGGCATGGAAGACCTAGACATCCCCGGAGAAGAGGTTTTTACCCCACCGAAAGCCCCTCGCAAGATGACCTTTGCGATTGGAGAGAACTATCTTGAATGGCTCGCTCAAGGACACACTCAGGGCTACATCTGCAAAGCTTTGGGCATTAGCCGTTGGACAATCCAGCGCTGGCGCAAGAGGGAACCCGAATGGGCCGCTAAAGAGGAAGCGATCAAGAACATACGGCTTGAGGCTGTCGAAGACTCGCTTTTCGCACAAGCGCTTGACGGCAACACGACGGCGTGTATCTTCTGGCTCAAGAACCGCGCCCCCGAAAAGTGGCGTGATGTACAGCGTTTGGAGCATGATGTTGAGCCCGTCTCACTCGCCGAAATGGTTCAAAAAATGGAACAGAACAAAGCCCTAACAGTAGATGAGCAGTTCTGTAACAGAAACTAACCCTGTAGAGGAGCGCGTCGCTAGGTGGCGGGACAACCCCGCCGACTTCATCTGGGATGTTCTGGGGTGCCAACTGACGGATCAACAAAAGTCCGTCCTTGATGCCATTGTCAATAATAAGCGGGTAGCTGTGCGGTCGGGCAACGGCTTAGGGAAAACCCACCTTGCTGCCTGCACCATCCTGTGGTTCCTCTACACCAGGGAATCCTTCATCCTCTCCACAGGCCCAACGGCCAGCCATGTCAGGACTCACCTTTGGGGAAATGTTAGGAAGCTGTGGAATGCTGCCACGATGCCCCTCGGTGGCGAGTTGCTGACAACAGCCATCCGCCTTGCCCCTTATTGGGAAGCCCAAGGCGTGGCGACAAGCGATCCCAGCAACTTCCAGGGTGGTCACGCAGAGAACCTCCTCCTTATCTTTGATGAGGCGCAAGCGGTAGAGCCGCAGTTCTGGGAAGCAGCAGAGTCCATGATGTCAGGTAAAAACGCTCGCTGGCTAGTGATTGGCAACCCCTTGGAGGCGAAAGGAGAGTTCTATCGGGCTTTCAGGCGCCCAGAGGAATGGGCATCCGTGACCTTGTCTGCCCTCGATCACCCAAACTACAAAACCGAGGAGGAGGTAATCCCCGGCGCAACCACCTATGAGTGGGTCGAAGAGCGCAGACGAGGGTGGGGAGAAGATGACCCCCGCTTTATCGCCAGGGTTTTGGGCGAGTTCCCCGAAGCAGGCGATGACAGGGTGGTGCCCATTGGGTTCCTAGACAGGTGCGCCAACGAGGGGGGCATGGATGCCGGAGAAGGCATTCACCTTGGAGTGGATGTTGCTCGATTTGGATCAGACGAGACGGTTATTGCCGTGGTGGAGGACAATGTTCTCCTCGAAGAAATCAAATTGGCGAACCTAGACGGCAACGAGGTGTCGGGTCATGTCATTAAAATCGCCCAAAAGAACGGCATTAGCCAATCAGACGCCAACCGTATCCATGTCGATGTTATTGGGATTGGGGCAAGTGCGGTGGATGCGCTCAAGGACAGCGGTTGGAAGGTGGATTCAGTAGACTTCTCGACATCGCAACGGAATATCTATGGCGAAGAATGCGGACCTATGGAGTTCGCCAACCTCAGGGCGGAGATGTATTGGGCCGCTAGAGAGTTGCTTAGGCTGAAACTTGCGTGTGTGCCCAGAAAATTCGGCAGCACATGGGAAGAACTTACAGAAGGCGGTTACTCTTATGACCGCAAGGGCCGACTTCTTGTTGAGCCCAAGAAGGATATAAAGAAGCGATTGGGCCGTTCTCCGGACGGTGCGGACGCTTTTGTCTTATCCCTCGCACGGAACAGAAGACGAGTTCCACAAATCTACATCTAACAATGCGCTTCACACGACCAGACTTTGGCGAGCGGAACTTTCCAGGTACCGCTTACGACACCTTCACTAGATTCCCCATTGTTCCCGACCCACAGGCTCTTATCAGTCCCTGGTCACAGCACCCATATGCTCACGGCGCGATCCGCTTGGCGGGACAAATGTTAGGTATGCTTCCTTTCCGTATTGTGAAAGAAGACCTGGCGGGCTTCCACGGCGTAAAGAACGCCGAAACGCAAGAAGAGTTAGACCTCGCTCTACGCAAGTTCAACTTCATGAAGTCTCATAGTGTCCAAACATCACGGACAAGAGAGGCAGCGTTAGTGCCCATCCCTGACAGCCCGTGGCGTCCCATGTTTGACATTGTTAATCCACACATGGCGAAGGCTGACTTGTGGAATGCAGTAGTAACCCAGATGCTGTCAACTGGTTGCGCGATTCTTTGCCTTAAGGGCAGAAATGGGAGGCTCAAGAAAAAAGAAATCCCCCGTGAAGTTTATGTCTTTGGAAGGAAGGGTTGGTATGTGGACATCGACGAGAACACGGGAATGGTTCGCCGCTGGAAATACCAGCCGAATGGAGCTGTCCAAGACGGGGCCACCTCTGCTTTCCAGTACAAAAACACCGAAGGCATTGAGTACGAGCCGCACGAGATTGTTCTCCTAAGGATCTACTCACCCGACCAGCCTTTCTGGGGTGAAACGCCACTTGCCGCCGCCTTTAACAAGATGCAGCAGGACTTGCTCGCCGATTCCTACAACAAGGCGTTCTTTGAAAACGGCGCAGAGCCTGGTGCCGTCCTGACCACCGAGTCGGATGACCTGAACCCTGACGACGCCCGTGGAATCCTCGCCATGTGGGAAGCTCGCCACCAAGGTGCCCTTAACCGCTCGAAGCCCGCGATCCTCACTCATGGCTTGAAGGTTGAGCATTCTCCAGTCACACACCAAGACATGGAGTTCTCGACAATGATTAACGCCAACAGAGACGCAATCCTAGCCTCTCTGCTTGTACACAAGGCTGCGCTTGGAGTGACAGAGAGTTTGAACCGTGCGACGATTGAGGAGGCTAACAGGATGGTATGGAGAAACCTTCTGCTGCCAATGGCTTCATACATTGAAGACCGTTTGTACACTACTTTGTTCAGCCGTTTCCCTGGTAATGACTTTGGCGTTTTCGACACGCAAGGAATTCCAGAACTCCAGACAGACATGGAAAGGCAGTCAGAAGTGGTACGGAAGTTGTCCGTCAGCCTTGTGCCCCTCAACGACATCAATCAGATGCTGCACTTAGGGCTCCCGACCTACTCGTGGGGCGATGAGCCTGTTGTGCCAATGAACATGGCGCCCATCAGCCGGATTGTGGACGGTCCATTGTCGGAAGGGCCGACTGACCCTGAGCCTCCAGGTCCACTACCTGGGGACGAAGAAGATGCAGATGGCGATGAAGACCAAGTGCCACCTAACGAGCCAGACCCAAACGCAGGAATCGACACCACCTACAAGTCGGCAGAAGAAGAAAAAGAGCTTCGCTCTAAGCTACGGTCGTGGTTCTTTGCGGGTCGGTCGGCAACCCTCCAAGCCATTGAGGACAATCTCGATTCCGATTGGGAGAAGATTCAGTCTGTCACCGAGGAAACAGAGGACGAGCTTTGTGCTGAGATCTGTGCAGCCACCATTCTGGATAGCCGTGAGTGGCGAGAAAGCCTAGAGGAAACCTTTGGAGAAACGGACGAAGCAGGCGAACTGATTGAGGCGCTTCAAGAGCGGCTGGCTGAAAGGCTTATACCCGTTGTCAAGTCTGCCGCCGGCGGTCTTTACGAGTCCAAGGAACATTATGGCGAGCATATGAAGAAGTATGTACGCAACGCATTCAACGCCGCTGGGCAGCCAGCAAGGTTAGCCCATCTAACCAGGGCTCTTCTTCGGCAGACATAAAGGTTGACAAAAGTGGTCACCTTCGGTAGAACGGTGGCATGAAAACCATTGAACTGTTTGCAGGGACTGGCTCCTTCAGTAATGTTATGAAGGCGCATGGTCACCCCATATTCCAAGTAGAAAAGGTGCCCCATAGAGACAACCTTGTGGACCTCCCCGTGGATGTCCGCACACTAAGTGGCGCAGACTTACCTGAAAATTGCGAAATGCTCTGGGCGTCTCCCCCTTGTACTGGATTCTCGGTAGCCTCGATTGGGAAGATGTGGAAGAAGCCAGAAGATCCTAAAGGGATAGCCACCCCCAAGCATGACACCGCTCGACTTGGGTTGGAACTTATGAGGCATA